ATATTACAAGCTATGATTAACCGCAATGCGGATATAAAACCTTCGGATAAACTTAAATGGTATTTAATTATGTATAGTACTGGTCCAGAAAAGGCTTTTAAAATGTTACAAAATGATAAAAGCCTTACTGATGCACAAGTAGAAGATTTAGATAACACAGCTATTAGTAAGATGCCAGATGACAATATCCCATTCTAAGCCAAAATTTATGAGATGTAAAAATTGTGGTACGAAAGATTTAATATATTCTAAATTGAGTAGGCTATGGTGTTGGTATTGTAAACAAAGACATGGGGATTAATATGGTTTTAACTGCAAGAAGTGCCAAAGCTAAAGGTTCTAAATTTGAGAAAAAGATTGTTGATACAATAAATAAAGATAGTGGTTGGGAAGCTAGGAAACAGCCTGGTAGTGGCATATTTAGAGATTTTCCGAATGATGTCTATGTTGTATCACCAACTGGGGAAAAGTATATTATTGAATGTAAGAAATGGAAACATGGTTGGCGCACTGGAGATAAAGCCAAGCAAGGAGCAGATTTCTTATTAGTAGAACGAGATCATGGTAGTCCTAAGTGCTACCTTGAATATAATATGCTTTTAAGTTTAATGAAAACAATAACAGACTTACATCAACAAGTAGAACAATTAAAGGGGAGTAAAGATAATGAAAAAGACACAAAATAAATTAATATTAGAACATCTTAAAAAACATGGTAAAATTAATTGGTTAGAAGCATTTGAGCACTACAATTCTTCAAGATTAGCAGCTAGAATTTATGACCTTAAACAAGTTGGGCACAATATACAAAAATATAATAAAACATTAAAAAATAAAAAAACTGTTGCTGAATATAAGTTACTAGGGGATTAATGTGAGTCTTGATAGAAAATTTGTATTAGGATTAAAAAGAAGTGGCAAACACTTTTGCCCTGCATGCCAACATGAACGTAAAAATAAAAGGGACACACCATTATCCGTAACAATAGAAACGGATGGGGTTTTATATTACTGCCATCATTGTGGAGAAAAAGGAAAGGAGCATTTTAATAATGAAAACTATAACAAACAACGTACTACAGTTTGCAAACAAGAGAGGGTTGAGCCAGAAAACCTTAACAGACTTAAGAATAGAGTCGGGACAAGGACAATATGGTAAAGATAAATTAGAATCTATAGTATTTGGCTATTACGATACTAAAGGTGAGCGAGTTAATTATAAAGCTAGAGCCATAGAAGAAAAGATATTTAAGCAGCAAACAGGAGGAGCGCAACAATTCTTTAATTTAGATAATGTTTTACGCTCTAAAAACTTAGATACTGTTTATATAACCGAAGGGGAGCTTGACCTTTGTGCGTTATATGAGAGTGGTTTTGCTATAGATAGTATATTAAGTGTCCCAAACGGAGCACCAGCTACCTCTATGACCGACCCTGATACCAGTAGAAAATATAAATATGTCTTAGATGGGTTAGAAGCAGGTTTAGAAAGTGTAAACTGTTTTGTTTTGCTAACCGATAATGATGAAGCAGGGTTATTTTTAAGAAATGATTTAGCTGGAATACTGGGTCATGGTCGCTGTAAGTTTGTTGATTTTCCAGAAGGCGTTAAAGATGCTAATGATTTTCTATTAAGGGTAGGTAAAGACCAATTACAATGGCAGATTAACGAAGCGTTACAAGAATTTCCAATAGAAGGCGTGTATACACTAGACGAAATACCTGAATTACCTCCTATTACGCTCTATGACCCTGATTTTAATGGTTGGGATGATAAAGTAATGTTAGGAGCTGGTATGGTTAGTGTTTTGGTAGGTATGCCTGGACATGGTAAGACAGTATTTTCTATACAAATGTGGTCGCAGATAGCCTTAAAGCATAATGTGCCTATCGGAATGTTTTCAGGTGAAACTAGGGTAAAACCTTATGTTAGAAGACATTTAAGAACATTTTATCATAAGAAGTTAGAGTATGATTTAAACCCTACAGAGATAAAAGACGCTGATGATTGGATACGAGATCATTTCTTATTTGTTAATCACCCTAATAATGCCCCAGAGTTTTCATGGTTATGTGAACGTATTAAAGATATGAAAGCTCGTTATGGGATAGGAGCGTTTATTCTTGATCCTTTTAATAAGTTAGAGATGCCAAGTTTTGGTAAAGTTTCGGAAACACAGTACATAGGAAGATGTTTAGATGATTTCTGCACATTAGCAAAGTTATTAGACATACATATAATGGTGTTAGCGCACCCTGCTAAACCTGATGCAAAAGCGGTAAACACAGCACCGAATGCCTATAGTATTTCAGGGTCAGCGCATTGGTATAATAAACCTGACCAGATATTCTCATTATATAGACCTAAGTTTACTAATGATGACGGATCACGTAATACGGAAAGTAATTTAACAGTATGGAAGACTCGATATGAAGAGTTGGGTTATCCTAGAGTGTTGGATATGCTCTACAATCTTAACACAGGTTGTTTTGAAAGTGCCGATAAAAGACCTGATTACCAAATTAATAGAAAAGACATTTATGGATAGGAGAAAACAATGACCTTAAGAGAACTATTACTTAACAACGATACACAAAGAAGTGCTGCCACTAAGATTGGTATTAGTGAAGGCATGGTAAGTTTAATACTAGCAGGGAAAAGAAATCCCAGCTTACGAGTCGCTAAAAGAATTGCCGAGATATATAAATGCGATTTGAATACAATCTATTTCTATGAGGAGGACCAACATGGAATCTAAATCCTTCTTCTTTGGACTACATTGTGCAGACTTCTTAGTAGATACAAGTCATCTTAGTAATGAAGCGGTTGGATGTTATATAAAGCTCCTCTGTCGTATGTTTTTAGAGCGTGATTGTACCCTACAATATAGACATGCCCATAAGATATGTGGCTATGCTTCTGAAGGGAAAAAGTGGACGAAGATATGGACTGAAGAGTTAGAGCCTTTGTTTATGTCATTACCTGATGAAGAAGAGCATGAAGGTAAGGGAAAGTCCTTTACTAACTCTCGTTTGATGAAAGAAAAAAATAAAATAAATATTATTAGAGAACAAAGAAGTGTAGCAGGAAAACGTGGAGTAATTGCTAAACGTAACTATAGAAGCCAAAGTACTAAAGCAAATGCTTTACCAAATGGTAGAGCTCAAGGTAAAGCAAACTCTAACCAAACTGTAAGCAATATAGAGTTAGATACAGAGATAGATACAGATAAGAACAGTAAGAAGGTCATAGATAGATTTAGTACTGTAGAAAATACTCACCATTCTGATGCCTTAAACTTATTAAATACTCAGGGGTGATTGTTATGCTTGATAGTAAAAACGTGTATTACTCCCGTAACAAAAAAAGAACCTATAAAATATCTTAAAAGGTACTTTAAAAGAACAAGGGGACAAGCGTAAGGCGAGTGGGCTAACGGAGGTTAAGACAGTTACCCAAACAACCTACTGTTAAACGTAGGGGCATTAGCCTAGCTTATTAATACTAAGCATAATAATACGTGGTACAGTTATACCAAGACATAAAGCTGCGCCCCTTCACTAATCGGCAGGGTATACTACCATTAATATTTAGTTACAGCGTGGCAGCCTGGTGTACCCAGTAAGCGTAAGGGTTATAAGCTAAGACTTATGCATAGGTATTTATATTTGCTGTGAGGGTAAGGGAAATGGGACCCATCCCTAAAAAACAAATAGTTTTATTTTATTTCAATCCGAAGGGCGGTCGCCGTAGCAGTCGGGTCTAGGTATTATAAAGCAGACATAATAATCCTTACATTTGAATACCCCATAATATATATAATATTTTTATTAATAATACTTTACTTAAAGTAAATAGTATGTTAGTACTGTAAGTAACTATAATTAAAAAGGAGGTCTAAAATGAAGTCATTAAAAATAACAAATAGAGAAAATGACTATTTATATCAAGCCGTAGACGAAATGATGAACGCAATTTTGCATGGATATGATTGGGAAGATTCATACAATGAAGATGGTGATTTAGTAAAAACTAAACTTATGAAAGACGATCAAAAAAGAATGAATGATTTACATAAACTAAAATTAAAAATAGCGAGAGTCTAATGGTTAAAATTAAAAAAAACAAATCCAGCAATAACATAAACTTATTTGCCGATATTTGGGGAATTAATATTAGGCAAAAAACAAAACAAATAAGAAATCATAATAAAGTAGATTATGAATGGGATATTGAAACAATAGATAAAGATGGCGATAATCAAGATAATTTTTATTCAGATAAATTAAAAGATTTATTGTGGGCTAAAATTGAAAAGCCTAATAGAAAAAACTGTCATTATGTGTTGGTTCTAATTAGATACAAAGGTGACGACTTAGAAAAAAGAAGTTGGGCTTACCCAGAAAACAATAAAATGCCTACAACATTTGAAGATGGCATTAAAGTTCCAAAACGATTTCTTATTGAATATGAAAAAGTTTGGAAATAAAAAAGCATCCTAGCAGGAATTAATATGCTTTAATATATTTGACATAGAGTAATGGGTTATGGTACGAAAATACCATGACTCATACTATTGAAATGTTAAGCCCTAGTGTATTAGTAGCGTATAGGAACAATAGTAGAACGCACAGCAAAGAGCAGATAGTGCAAATAGAGAATAGCATTAAGGAATTTGGGTTTACTAACCCTGTGCTGTTAGACGATAATAATGAAATCATAGCAGGGCATGGTAGGGTGTTAGCGTCTAAGAAGATGGGTATTAAGGAAGTGCCTTGTTTAAGGTTAAGCCATTTATCAGAAAAACAAAAGAAGGCGTATGTAATAGCGGATAACCAGTTAGCCACAAACGCAGGGTGGGATGAGAGTATCTTAGCTTTAGAGATAGGTGAGTTATCTGATGATGATTTTGATATATCGTTATTAGGGTTTAGTGATGTGGAGCTTAATGGTTTTTTATTAAAAGAGTTTGAGGGTTTAACAGACGAAGATGAAGTACCAGAGCCACCTAAAGAACCAATAACTAAATTAGGGGATGTGTGGCAACTAGGTAATCATAGGTTAATGTGTGGTGATTCTACTATGGTGGATAATTTAGATAAGTTATGTCCAGAACAAGCCGATATGATATTTACTGACCCTCCTTATGGTATGGCGTATGGCGGAGGAAGAGCGGAAGGGTCTACTAAAAAAGGAGCTCTTGTTAAAGCACATGGCATGATTAAAAATGATGATTTAAAAGATGATGATTTAATTAATTTAGTAAAAGATAGTTTAATAGCAACATTATTAAAAACTAAAAAAGGTTGTGCTACTTACATATGTTTTACTTGGAGAACTTATAGTGAGTTTAATAAAGCAATAGAAGAAGCAGGTATTAAAATAAAAAATTGTATAGTATGGGATAAAAAATCTATTGGGCTGGGGCAAAGTAATTATAGACCTCAACATGAATTTATATTTTATGGCGGGGAAAAGTGGTATGGAGATAAATCACAGTCTGACGTATGGTATATGAGCAGAGGCGGAACAGGCAAATATGTTCATCCTACGCAAAAACCAGTAGAATTAATTATAAAAGCTATAAATAATTCTTCTAAAAATGAAGATGTTGTAATAGATTGCTTTGGAGGTTCAGGTAGTACTGTGATAGCCTGTGAAAAAACAAATAGAAAAGCAAGAGTAATGGAACTAGACCCTAAATATTGTGACGTAATAATAAAAAGATGGGAGAACTTTACGGGCGGTAAAGGAGAGTTAATAAATGAGTGATAAATTTGGAAGACCAGCGTTTGAAGCTACACCAGAGAATGAAAGAGTGTGTTCTTTAGGTGTTGCATTTGGTTTAAACCATGAGCAGATTGGAAAGTTAGTCGGCTGTAGTCCTAAGACATTACGCAAACATTTTGGGCATGCTTTAGAAACAGGTAGAGAAAGATTGATAATGTCATTAGGCTCTAAGCTGTATAGTAAAGCTATGAAGGGTGATACTATTTCCGCTATATTTTTAGCAAAGACTAAAGGGGGTTTTACGGAGAAAGTAGAACATGAAGGTATTCCTAATCAGATTAGTGTGAGCTTTTCCCTTGATCCGCCAAAGGATATGAAGGTAGTGGAGGAAGTGCAACATGAAGAAAATTCATAAAAGCCCAAGTGGTGGGTTATCGGCTAAAGGAAGAGCGCATTTAAATAGAACTACGGGCAGTAATTTAAAAGCTCCGTTAAGCACAGGAACAAATCCAAGAAGGGTATCGTTTGCAGCACGCTTTGGCGGTATGGCAGGACCAATGAAGAATGCAAAAGGAGAACCGACTCGTAAAGCGTTGGCGTTAAAAAAATGGGGATTTAGTAGTCCACAAGCTGCTAGGAATTTTGCTAGTAAAAATAAAAAAGGATAAGTAATTATGAAAAAAGGTTTATATGCAAATATACACGCTAAAAGAAAAAGAATAGAGGCTGGTAGCAAGGAAAAAATGAAAAAGGTAGGACAAAAAGGTAGACCAACATCTGCTGCTTTTAAAAAAGCTGCAAAAACAGCTAAAGCGTAAATGCACATTACAATTCCTTATACGCCTAGACCATTACAGGCAAAGCTCCATCAGAATAATAAAAGATTTAAAATCTGTGTGTCGCATAGACGTTGGGGAAAGTCTGTTTATGCTGTTACCGAGCTATTACGTAAAGCCTTAGAATTAAAAACAGAACGTAGTGATGGACGCTATGCATATATTGCTCCGTACTACCGACAAGCAAAAGCAGTAGCTTGGGATTATCTTGTATATTATACCAGAGATATTC